GCCGCGTCGATGAAACGGTTTGGCTGGGGCGCCCCGATCCTGGCGCGCACCGCGGACCGGGAGATCATCGCCGGGCACACCCGCATCCTCGCCGCCGAGTCCCTCGGGATGACCCGCGTGCCGGTCCGGTTCCTGGACCTGGACCCGGCGGACGCCCACCTCCTCGCCCTGGCGGACAACAAGCTCAACGAGATCGCCGAGTGGGACACCGCAGCGGTGGCAACCATCCTGTCCGAGTACGGGCTGGAGGATGCCGCGCTGGCCGGATGGGACGCCGCCGAACTCGACAAGATGGCAGCCGAGATCGCCGATGCCCCGACGCCGGAGTCCTCGGCCGAAGAGATCGACGTCAACTCCTTTGAACTCGGGTGCCGTTGCCCGCGGTGTGGCTTTGAGTTCAACCCCAAAGAACCCTTACGCCTGGAACCTGGCAGACCTGGCCAGCGTCCCGAGCGTCGGCGTCAAGGTCATGTCCACGTTCGCCTGCGGCGGTGGCTCCAGCATGGGCTACAAGCGCGCCGGCTGCGAGGTCATCGCGGCCAATGACATCGATCCGGAAATGGCCTGGCACTACAAGCGGAACATCAACCCGCGCCACTATTTCCTCTGCCCGATACGGGACCTGCTCACAGCCAAACTGCCGGACGAACTGTTCGGCATCGACATCCTTGACGGCTCGCCGCCGTGCTCCACGTTCAGCATGGCAGGTAGCCGCGAGAAGGCGTGGGGCAAGAAAAAGCACTTTCGCGAGGGCCAGTCAGAGCAAGTCCTGTCGGACCTGTTCTTTGACTACCTCGACCTCGTGGGTCATCTGAGGCCAAAGGTGGCCATCGCCGAGAACGTCAAGGGCATGATCCTTGGCAACGCGCAGGGGTACACCCGCATGGTCATGGCCAGGTTCAAGGAACTTGGCTACCGCGCGCAACTGTTCCTGCTGAACGCGGCCGACTGCGGAGTTCCTCAGCGCCGCGAGCGCGTGTTCTTCTGCGCCCTGCGCAACGACATCAACGCGCCACTACTGAAACTCGCACCGAGGCACCCGTGGGTTTCCGCCGGGGAGGCGTGCGACGACTTGGCCGTCTTGACCAAAGAAGAGGCCGGCGAGGTTGCGGCCACTAAAATGCATCTTCAGTGGTGGCACCTCACCAAAAAAGGCGATTCCTACGGGACCGCCGCGAAGGCCGCTGGCAGAACGGGGCTCTTCTCTCATGTCCGGCTGAATGACATGCAACCGGCCCCGACGCTCACATGCGCAACCGGAGATCACTCGGCGCTTCACTGGGATGAGTGCCGCCGTCTGACCTACCGCGAGTGGAAGCGCCTTGGCTCGTTTCCCGACGACTACGTGGCCAAGTCGCCGAAGATCGGCAAGTACATGATCGGCATGAGCGTGCCTCCGAAGATGACGGAGGCGGTCGCTCGTGCCGTCGTTTCGCAGTGGCTCAAACCAGATGACTCCTGACAAGCCCAAGGGCACCCCCGGGCGCAAGACCAAGCTGACCCCGGAACGCCAGGCGCAGATCATCAACGCGGTTCGCGCAGGCGCCTACATCGAGACGGCCGCCGCCGCCGCCGGGATCAACAAGGAAACCCTGTACGCCTGGCTCAAGCGAGGCAACCAGGAACCCGATGGCATCTACGCCGCGTTCGTCGAGGCGATGCACGAGGCGACCGCGCAGGCCGAGATCCGCGACGTGCTCACGCTGAGCAAGGCCGCCGCCGACGGGGACTGGCGCGCCGCTGCCTGGCGCCTGGAACGCAAGTTCCCGAAGCGGTGGGGCACCATCAACCGTACGGAAATCTCCGGCGTGGACGGCAAGCCCATCCAGACCGTCGACGTGACCAAACTCTCGGATGACCAGCTCGCCGCCATCGTCAGCGCAAGCCGACCTGCTCCTGATGGCGAGGGCGGAACTTGAACGCCGCCGCCGCCAACGCCTGACCGGACCGCTCCAGGGGTTCATCCCCGCGGTCACCCCGCGCTGGCAGAGCCCCCGGCACCTCGCCCGGCTGACTGACCTGTTCGAGCGCATCGATCGGGGGGAGCGCATCCGCGCCCTGGTCAGCGTGCCCCCGCAGCACGGCAAGACCGAGACGCTGCTTCACGGCCTCGCCTGGCTGCTCAAGCGCAAGCCCTGGCTCCGCAACGCCTATGCGTCGTACGCCGCCAGCCTGGCGTTCACCAAGAGTCGCCTCGCCCGGGACTACGCCCAGATCGCTGGGGTCACCATCCGCGACGACGCCGGCAAGGTGAGCGAGTGGGTGACCACCGATGGGGGCGGCCTGCTGGCCACCGGCGTCGGCGGACCCCTCACCGGTAACCCGGTCGACGGCCTGCTTCTTGTCGACGACCCGCACAAGAACCGGGCCGAGGCCGAGAGCGCCACGATCCGCAACAAGATCAAGGAGTGGTGGACCTCCACCGCCATGACCAGGGTACACCCCGGGGCCTCGATCCTGTGCGTGCATACACGCTGGCACTCGGACGACCTGATCGGCTGGCTCCGCGAACGCAACGGCGGCGCCGGCTGGGAGGTCATCGAACTGCGCGCCATCGCCGACGGGACCGACCCGCGCGACCCGCGCCAGCCCGGCGAGGCCCTGTGGCCGGAGTTCATGCCGGCGGACTTCCTGGCCGAGCGCCGCATCGACGTCGGCGAGTACGATTGGGCCAGCCTCTATGACCAGCGCCCCACCCCGAAGGGCGGCGCCGTGTTCGAGGGCGACGTCCTGTTCTCGCCGCCGCCCACCCGGTACCGCGCCGCCATCGGCCTGGACCTGGCCTACACCGAGAAGACCGCCAGCGACTACTCCGTCGCCGTGGTCATGGCCGAGGCCGAGGGCCGGTTCCACATCCTCGACGTCCACCGGATGCAGGTCGCCGCCCCGGCCTTTGCTGAGCGCCTGCGCGCCCTGGCTGCCACCTACCCGGGGGCGCCGATGGTCGCCTACGTCGGCGGCACCGAGCGCGGCGTCGTCGACCTGATGAACGTCCGCCCGGACACCCCGGGCAAACTCCAACTCAACGTCCAGGCAAAGCCGGCCACGGCCGACAAGTTCATCCGGGCGCAACCGGTCGCCGCCGCCTGGAACGCCGGGCGCATCTTCCTGCCCCCGGACGCCCCTCGGTGGGCCGGCCCGTTCGTGTCCGAGATGCGGTCCTTCACCGGCATCAAGGACGCCCACGATGACCAGATCGACGCCCTGGCAGCAGCCTACGACGCGCTTGTCCGTGGGGCGGCGCTGACCACCGGCCGCGCCCATGGCCTCGGTCAGCGCCGCGGCCTCGACGGCTTCTGACCCTCACGGAGACCAGACCTCATGACCTACGCCCCCAAGTTCCGCCCGGACCCGCTCCTCGATCTGGTCCCGCGCATCAGCAGCGTCGCCACGCTCACCGCGCTCAAGGCCATCCCGATCAACGACCGCGACCACGGCGCGACCAAGCACGTCGAGGCCGACAACTCGCAGTGGTACTTCCACAGCACCTCGGCCGTGACCGGCGACGACCTCCTCGTCGCCACCCCGGCGTCCGGCACCGGTCGCTGGCTGCGGATGCCCGGCACCGCCAACCTCGTCCTGCCGTTCACGTTCGCCACGGCAGATGCCGCGGTCCTGCTGACCGTGCCCGCCGGCTGCCTGCTTCTCCTGCGCAAGTTCTACTGGACCATCTCGGCCGACATGACCGGCGGCTCTTCGTCCGCCATCGGCGTGTCGTCCAGCAAGACCGGCTTCACCACCAAGGGCGACCTCCTCGGCGGCGCCACCGGTGACGTGGCCGCCGCGCTGACTGCCGCCCTCTCGCCCGCCAACGGCACCATCGGCGCCAAGATGGACACCGTGGCGGAACTCCACACGACGCTCTGGAAGGCCGCGGACATCATCCGCTTTGACCGCATCACCTCGGCGTTCACCGCCGGCAGCGGTGCGGTCAACGTGGTGGCCGACATCCTGACCAACGCGGGGGCGTGACGCCGTGCCGCCCGCACACGTCACCTACGGCTCCGGGCGCACGGTCTCGTTTGCGTCCCTGGCCGTGGCCTTCGACGCGGACGCCATCAAGACCAGCATCGGCGCCACCGCCGGGGCCGTCGTCTACAGCGGCGCGGACCTCAACGGCGTGGTCGGCGGCGCCGTGATGAACCCGCCCCGGTCGGTCACCGTCACCCGGACCTCCTCGGCCGGGGACTACACCCTGACCCCCATCGTCGTGACCGGCACGTACAACGGCGCGACCGTCACCGACACGCTCACCCCGGCCACGGCCGACGGCGGGGACACGCTCTACGGCGACCAGCCGTTCGATGCCATCGTGAGCATCGCCCGCCCCGCGCAGGTCAACACCGACGGCGCGTTCACCTTCGGGACCGGCGACGTGTGGGCCGGGTTCGGGAAGCAGTTCCGCGCCGTCAAGGCCCACGCCGCCGGCAACCTCGCGCTGCTCTACGACACCGGCGTCACCGACACCCTCGTCGTCGCCGCCCACGCCCGGGAAGACGTCATGCCCCGCGCCGTCCTGGCCAGCGGCACGACCGCCGCCGGGTTCACCGTCTACTACTGACCCCACCGACCTCCCCACGTGGCGCCCAAGAAATCCATGCTCGGTCCCTCGCTGACCGGGCCCAGCCCCGTGCGGGACATGTACGTCACCCGCATCGGGTCGGCGTTGAACCCGCGGCGCGTCTCGTCGATCCTGTCGGTGGCGGATCAGGGCGAGCCGGCGCAGTGGCACGACCTGCTCAACGAACTGCGGCAGAAGGATGCCGTGGTCCACAGCGTTCTCCAGACCCGTGAGGACGCGCTGCTCGGCTGCCCCTGGACCGTGCAACCCGTCGTCGCCTTCGGCAAGCGCAAGCCGACGCGCCGGGCCGAGAAGGTCGCCGCGTTCTGCGCCGAGTGGCTGCGGCAGATCCCGCAGTGGGACCGGTCCTTGGCGCACCTGCTGGACGCCATCTACAAGGGCTTCTCCGTCTGCGAGGTCACCTGGGCCAAGCGTGGCCGGTACCTTGTGCCTGTCGGGCTCCACCCGATTCAAGGGCGCCGCTGGGCGTTCGACGACACGCAGGCCCTCCGCCTCTACGACGACGGGCTACGCGCCTACCCGGGCGACGACGTGATCCGGCAGTACCCGGCACGGTTCCTGGTCCACCAGCCCCGCGTCAACGGCGACGCCCCGACCCGCGAGGGCCTGGGCCGCGTGCTGGTGTGGCTGGCCTGCTTCGCTTCGTGGTCCTGGCGCGACTGGATGCTGTTCGCCGAACTGTTCGGCAAACCCTGGCGCATCCTCACCCTGGACCGGAGCAACAACGTCCAGACCGAGGACGAGGCCGCCGCCGAGCAGATCGTCCAGGACGCCACCGCGTCCACGTCGATCCTGCTGTACGAGAACATGAAGCTGGACATCCGGTGGCCCGACGCCCCCGGTGGTGCCAGCGCCAGCCCGTCCCCGGCGATCATCGACAAGGCAGCGCAGTACATCGCGCTCGCCACGCTCGGCCAGCTCGGCACGACCGGCAGCGTCCAGAACGGCCTCGGCGGCAAGGGCGACGCCCGGGAAAAGGTCCGCGCCGACATCCTCCACGCCGACGGCATGGCTCTGGCCGCCACGCTGCGCCACCTGCTGACGTGGATGGTCGCCGTGAACTTCGGCGCCGCCGAGCCGGTGCCCACGCTGAGTTTCAGCACCGACGACATCGGCGACACCGACCGCGCCGCCAAGGTGCTGGACACCGCCGTCAACAAGCTCTCCCTCCCGGTCAGCCAGGCCCACGCCTACGCCACCCTCGGCATCCCGCAGCCCGCCAACGGCGAGGCCCTGCTGGGTGGCGCCACGGCGGGCCCCCGGCCTGCGGCCACGCCGCCCCCGGGCGACGCCGACCCTGACCCCGACGCCGACCCGACGCCCCCCGGCGACGAGGAGCCCACCCCATGACCACGCTCCACCCCCTCGCCGCCCCCGTCCTGTTGCCGTTCCCCGGCGACGAGGTGATGGCGATGGACCCGTCCACGCTGCAACGCCTCTGGTCGGTCCAGCCCCGCCACGCCACCGCGACCCTCACCGCCTCCACCACTGCCGAGGACGGCGCCCCGCGCGCCGACTACGACGACGAGGACGACGAGGGCTGCGACGACGGCAACATCTACCTGGAGGGCGGCGTCGCCGTCGTGTCCGTCGACGGCCCGCTCCTGCAACGCGGCGGCTGGTGGTGGGACGGCTACGCCTCGATCCACCAGCGGTTCCAGAGCGCGCTGACCCGGCCCGGCACCCGCACCCTGGTCCTGAAGCTCAACAGCCCGGGCGGCGTCGCCGCCGGGTGTTTCGAGGCGGCCCGGCAGATGCGCGCCGACGCCCGCGCCGCCGGCATCCCGGTGCTGGTCTACGCCGACGAGATGGCGTGCTCGGCCGCCTACGCCCTGGCGTGCATCGGGGACCAGATCTGGCTCCCACCGTCCGGCGCGCTCGGCAGCATCGGCGTCATCGCCACGTACCTGGATGCGTCCGCGGCGCTCAAGGACATGGGCCTACGCTACGTGCTCCTGACCAGCGGCGCCTACAAGGCGGACGGCCACTCGGCGCAGCCCATCACCCCGGAGATGGTCGCCCGGCTGCGCGTGCCCACCGACCACCTGGCCGCCCTGTTCTTCGCCTGGGTCGCCGAGCGCCGGGGCCTCGACGTGCCCGCCGTCGCCGCCCTGCAAGCCGGCGTCCTCTGGGGGCGCACCGCCGTTGCCGCCGGTCTGGCCGACCGCGTGGGCACCCTGCCGGAGTGCCTGGCCACCGCCGCGGCCCTCGCCGCCGCCCCGAACCCCACCCTTGCCCTGGCGCTCGCCGAGCGCAGCCCACTGCGGGCCGCAGCGTCCGCCCCGGAGATCCCCATGTCTGACACGTCCACTGCCGAAGCCCTCGCCCTCCCCGCGGAGCCCGCGGCCCCTGCCCCGGAGACCGTGCTGAAGGCCGACCACGACACGATGGTCGCCGCCCTGTCGGCGTCCCTGTCCGCCGCCGAGGCCCGCGTGTCCGCCCTCGCCGCCGACAACGACCGCCTCACCGCCGAGGTCAGCGCCGTCCGCGGCGCCCTGGCCGACGCCGAGGGCAAGGTCAAGGCGGCCGAGTCCGCGCGCATCACCGCCAAGGTCGAGGCGTTCGTCGGGCAGAAACTCACGCCCGCCGAGCGCGAGGATTACCTGGCCATCGCCCTGGAGAACGAGGCCCGGTTTGACGGCCTGATGAAGAACCGCCCGGACCTCGCCCTGACCGACAAGCGCATCGTGGCCGACACCGGCAACGAGGCCCGCGTCACCGACGGCGAGGACGGCAACATCACCAAGCTCAACAAGCTCGCCGCCGCCTATCAGGCCGCGCACCCGGGCACCGCTCCCCACGTCGCGCTCGCCGAGGTCATGCGCCAGCGCCCCGACCTCTGCGCCTCCGCCACCTGAACCTTCCTGCCCTCCGGAGACTACCACCATGGCCTTCCTGCCCGTTCCCTACGAGCCCGGTAACCCGCTCGTCCACTCGTTCGCCACGACCTCCGCGGTCGCCATCGTCAAGGGTCAGCTCGTCGCGTTCGGCGCGGACGACGACACCATCACCGGCACCAGCGACACCAACCTGTGCATCGGCACCGCCCTGGAGGCTGTGACCGCCGGGGAGGCCGGCGCGTCCAAGCGCATCTCCGTGCGCCTCCTCGGCAGCGCCGTCGTTCCGATGATCGGCAACGCCAGCGTGACCCGCGGCGCCCTCGCCGTCACCACCGGCACCGCCGGCAAGGTCACCAACAGCGGCGCCACCCCCGACGCGCGCACCGTGGTCGGCCGGTTCCTCGCCAGCAACGCGGTCGACGGCAACCTCGTGCCGGTCCTGATCGACTGACGCTCGCCCGTCGGCGCCGAGTCCGCGCGTCCCGTGACGCCCGCTGCCGCTCGCGCCGGCCACCACCCCACGACTTTCCCTGACTCCGGAGCACCACCATGCCCAGCTTTGTCGGATCGCAGATCCACGTCAGCAAGCCGCTCTCCAACCTGGCGACGGCGTACACCAACGAAGAACTCATCGGCCTCCTGCTCGCCCCCGAAATCCGGGTCGAGAAGAGCGCGGACAAGTTCTTCAAGCGCAACAAGTCCAACTCCTTCGCGCTGCCCGGCCAGCCGAAGATCGGCAACCTGGAGGTCCCCCCGGAGATCGACCAGGGCGTCACCCTCGCCGACTTCGCGTGCGAGGACTATGGGTACATGGCCCGCGTGTCCCAGCGCGACCAGACCAACGCCGACGCGCCGCTCAACCTCATGCAGGACGCGGCCATCGACGTGGCGGCGCAGTTGCGCCTTGCCCAGGAGCAGCGCATCGCGGATCTGCTTCAGGCGACCGGCGGCTACGCCAGCGCCAACGTCACCACCCTGAGCGGCTCGGACCGCTGGGACTCCGCTGGCTTCGGTGACCCCCTCGGCGTCATCGACGACCTGTGCAGCAAGATCTTCCCGGCGCCCAACACCAAGCTCATCGCCTGGATGGGCAACGACGTGTGGCTCAAGCTCAAGCGCCACCCGCAGATCCTCGGCCTGGTCAACGGCGGCGCCACCGTGTCGGAGGCCGCGCGCATCTCCAAGATGAAGATGGCCGAGTTGCTGGAGGTCGACGAGGTGGTCGTCGGCAAGGCGTGGAAGGTGGCCACCAACCCGGGCGCCGCCGTGTCCACCACCCGCGTGTGGGGCAAGAACTTCGGCATCGCCCGCGTCGCGTCCGGCGCCACGACCCGCACGCTCCACCTGGCGTCGTCCTTCGCCTTCGGCAGCGTCAACCTGATGACCTGGTTTGACGAGGCCCCCGGCCTGCTCGGCGCCTACCGCGTCAAGGGCACCCACTCGACCGACGAACTCATCGTCGCCGACGACGCCGGCTGCCTGATCGCCACGCCGATCTCCTGACCCGTCCCGGGACCGTCGTAGCCTCCCGCCATGGCTCACCCCAAGACCAGCACCCCCGCCTCCCTGTCCCTCGCCCACGCCGCGGCTTCGCCCGTCGCCGAGGAGATCGAGGCCGACGCCGCACCGGACAGCGACGCCCCCGCGGCGCCCGCACCGAAACCGGCGTCCCCCACCCGGGCGCACCCCATCGCCTCGCCGCCGCCGCCCGTGCTGAACGACCCGGCCCTGCGGATCGAAGGTAGCCCGGCTACCCTGCGCGTCCTCGTCACCCACGGCAGCCTGCGCCACGACGGCCAGGTCTACCCGCCGGACAGCGAGGCGATCCTGCCGGCGGACTTCGCCAAGCAGCTCGAAGCCTCCGGCAGCGCGCGCATCATCCGCCGCCCGGCCTGACCGCCACCCGACACGGCGCCCCGTTGCGCCACCCCGCTGATCCCCCATGGCCTACTTCTCCCAGACTGACCTGGAGCGCGCCATCGGGGTGTCCCTCGTCCTGCGCCTGCTGGACGACGACAACGACGGAGTGGTCGACGCCTCTGCCCTCGGCGACCTGATCGAGGACGCTGACGCGGAGGTCAACGGGTACGTCTCGGCGCTGTTCTCCGTGGACACCCTCGCGGCCAACCCGCCCCCGGCGATCCGTCGCCTGGCCGTGGATGTCGGCGTGCAACTGGCCTACCTGCGCCGGCCGGAGTTCATCGACGAGCGCGGGCAGACGCCCTGGCAAGGTCGCTACGACCGGGCCGTCAAGCGGCTGCGCGAGGTGAGCAAGGGCGAGTTCCGCCTCGACGTCAACGGCACCCCGGCGCAGCCCGCCAACGTCCGCGGCGCTGGCCTCTACACCAGCGAGGGCCGGGCGGACCTGAGCGATCAGGGGTTCGTCAAGGGCGGGTCCGGGGACTTCTGACGTGTTCACCCTCGACATCGACCTCGCGGACTACAACCGCGCGTCGGTCCGCTACCTGTCCACCCTGTCGGCCGGGGCCCAGCGCGCCACCCGGGACGCTGCCGCCGCGTCGCAGGCACGCATTGCGTCCGGCGCCTACTGGACGAGCCGCACCGGCAAGACGGCCCGGTCGTTCCGCATCGACGCGGACCCGGAAGCCCTCGGCGCCACGCTGGTCAGCGGCAGCAAGGTGGCCCGGTTCCTGGAGTCCGGCACCCGGCCCCACGCCATCACCCCACGTCGTCGCGACGCGCTGCGGTTCGTCCCGGCAGGCGGCGGCGCCGTGTTCGCCAAGCGCGTCAACCACCCGGGCACCAAGCCCCGGAACTACCTCGCCGCCGAGGCCAGCGCGTCCGACGCCCCGCTGACCGCCGCCGTGGAGCGCGCCGCCGACGCCGCGGCGTCCGCCTCCGGCCTCGACTGACACGCCACCCCAGCCCGCACCGGACCCGACCCGATGAGCCTCCTCACCACCGCAGGCCGGGCCTTGCTGCTCACGACCACGTGGGGCTCTGGCTCCTACAAGGTCGCGCTGCTACGGCCCACCTACACGCCGTCCGCGGCCGACAGCCTGGCCAGCGCCATCACCTCGCACGAGGTCACCGGCGCCGGCTACGCCGCCGGCTACGGGGGCGCCGGCCGCAAGGCCCTCGCGTCCAAGACCGTCACGGCCACGGTCGCCACGGACAAGGTAGCGGTCGACGCCGCGGACCTGACGTGGACCACCCTGGACGCCGGGGTGGTGGCCTACGCCGCCATCCTGCTGGAGTCCGGGGGCAGCGACGCCACCAGCACGCTGGTCGCTGTCCTGGACGTCCCGGTCACGCTGACCGACGGCACGGACTTCACCCTGACCTGGGCGCCGTCCGGGCTCTGGAGCCTGTGACCGATGCCCACCCCGATCCCGGCCGTCTGGGCGTGGACGCCGGGCGCCCCGTCGGTCCCGCAGCCGGAGGCCCGGTACATCCTCGGCGGCGTCACGCTGCCGGACACGGCGCTCGGCACCGGCGCGGACCTCCTCGCCCTCGCTGACCCGTGGCTGGCGGAAGCCCTGCCGTACTACCGGCACTGCCTCAACCGCGCCCTGGCCACGCAACTGCGCGCCGCGCTGGCCGGCCAGTCCACCCCGTCGGACGCCTCGACGGCGGCCTGCATCGAGGCCCTGCCCGTCGACCCGGCGCCGTACCTGGCCGCCCGCGCGCTGCGCCTCCCGTTGCTCTGCGGCTACCCGCTCAGCGCCACCTTCGCCGAGCGCACCATGCACCGCGAGCGCATGACGCTGCGCTACCGGTTCGACTACCTCTTGCCGGCGCTCACCCACGAGCAGGCCACGCGCATCCTCCCGATGCTGCAAGCCGCCGCCGGGGTGCTGCTCATCGCCACCCGGCTCGGCGCCAGCGCCACCTACCAGAGCGGTCGCCGCGTCTGGGACGAGAGCGGCTGCGAGCAGGTCCGCTTGGTGGACGCCACCTTCGGCCTGTTCGAGTCGTCGCAGTTCGCGCACCCCATCCCGACCCTCGGGGTGACCGTCGAGGTCGCGCTGCTGTCCGACGACGACACCGCCGCCGGGCTCCCGTTCTGGGGGGCCGGCTTCACCCTCGACACCAACGACGACGCGGACAACCCGGCCACGCTGGTCGAAACCCGCACGGAGATCCCATGACAGCCCCTGTTGTCTGGACGTTCGCCGCGGTGCCCCGCGTGCGCGTCCAGTGCCCCAACGCCCTGCTTGCCGGCGTCGCCCGCATCATCGGCCAGCGCTACGACGCCGACTCCGGCGAGTACGTCGTGAGCGAGCCGACCACGTACCGGATGAGCCGCCGCGACGCCGCCCTCTACCGCGGCCACTTCGCCAAGCACCTGCGCCACGGCGAGTTGCTGCCCGGCGACGCCGCCACCGCTGAAGCCTTCGGCGTCCCCTACGCCGCCCCCGTCCAGGAGACCCCATGACCTCCCTCGCCCTCGCCCTCACCGGCCTCGACGCCAGCAACCCGACCCCGGGCACGTACCTCGAAGTCAAGTTCGCGCAAGGCAACGCCGGGGCCAACCTCGGCCCGCGCCGCGTGCTGATCCTGGCGCCGAAGACCAGCGCCGGGGCCATCACGGTGGACACCCAGGTGGTGCAGATCCAGGACGAGGCCGACGCCATCCTGCAAGCCGGCACCGGCAGCCCCGCGCACCGGATGGCCCGCGCCTGGTTCGCGTCCAACAAGAGCGCCGAGGTCTGGCTGCTGTGCCCGACCGAAGGCAGCGGGTCCGCGGCGGTCGACAAGATCATCTTCGCCACGACCGCCACCGCCAACGGGGTCGGCGAGATCACCTGCGTGGGCGAGACCATCACCTTCCCCATCGTGACCGGCGACACCGCCACGGTCATCGGGGACGCGGCCACCGCCGCCATCAACAACCAGACGCACTGGCCCATCACCGCCAGCAACAGCAGCGGCACCGTGACCATCACCGGCCGCGTGTCTGGCGTCGTCCTGAACTCTGTCCGGTACCGGGCGCGCATCATTGGGTCCGGCGTGGCCACCACCGTGGTCCCGACCGCGGACACGGCGCTCGGCGCCAGCGGCGAGAGCGGCGCGGCGGCCGGCGCGGGCGTCATCAGCATGACCAACGCGCTGGCCACCATGCTGCCGCGGAAGTTCGACGTGATCCTCCAGAGCGAGCAGTCCGCCGCGGCCATCGACGCGCTGATGGATCAGGTCGTGGTCCAGGCCGAGCCCTCGACCGGGTTCCTCCAGAAGGTCTACGTGGGCACCGCGCTCACCCCGGCCAACGCTGCCACCCTGGCCAGCGGGTCCAACGGCAACCGCGAACGCCTGGACCTCATCAACGCGGAGCAGTGCCCGGTTGAGCACTACGTGCTGAACGCCATCGTCGCGGCCAACTACGTCAAGAACAACGGGCCGAACCCGTCCTACTCGTTCGACGGCTACGGCACCAAGTCCGGCCAGTCCCTCCCAGGCCTCAGGCGCCCGTTCAACGACGCCGCCCTGCCGACGTCGACGGAGATCCGGTCGATGTTGAACCAGGGCGTCACGCCCATCGCGTACACCGACGGCGGCGCCCCCTACGTGGTCCGCGCCGTGACGACCCGATGCAAGACCGGCAGCGCGTTCGACTACCGGGTCCGGGACGCGCACATCGTCACGGTCGCGGACCGCTTCGCCGGTGACCTCGCCGTGCGCGTCAACGCCGCGCCGTGGACCAAGGTGGCGGCCGATCCGGTCGGCAGCGCCAAGGAGCCCGGTCCCGACTTCTGCACCCCGCGCCGCATGGCCGCGCTGATCGAGGGCCTGGTGGGCGACTACATGGACGCCGGCCACCTCGACCCCAGCAAGCGCGCCACCCTCATCGCCGGCATCGCCGTCGGGCAAGACCCGCTCGTGCCATCCCGGCTCAACAGCCGCATCCCCCTCTATACCGCCGTTCTTCTGCACCAGCACGCCATGCTGGTCGCCGAGAGCAGCGCTGCCACCTGATCGGAGTCGACCATGGCCAGCCTACAGACCTATGACCGTGGTTCGGTCTTCCTCGACAACCAACTCCTCGTGGAGTGCGTCAGTTTCACCGTCAAGGCGGACCCAAAGCTCAACCCGATCTCGACCATGAACAAGGGCTTCTCCGGCGTCAGCCCCGGCGCCGAGATGACCGAGGTGGAGATCACCGAAGCCCTGCCCCGCGCCGGCTTCGACTACGCCGCGCTCCAGCGGTTGCAGGGCGTCGACGTGGTGGAGTTCGTCTGCTTCCTGGGCGCGCAGAAACTCAAGTGCAAGGGCTACATCTCCGGTCTTGACCTCGCCTCCGGCGTCGACAAGGGCGCCGAGGTGAAGTTCAACTTTATCGGTTCGCCCCTGGAAGCCTCGGACTTCTGATGCCGCTGCCGCCGACCCGACCCAACAGCGCCATCCCGGCGGACATCGATCCGCATAAGGTGCCGCCGAGCCAGCTCCTACAGCGGCTCATCCTGCGCGGCACGATGCCTCACAAGGTCGTGCCCTACCCGCGCTACGACGAGGCCGGCAAGTCCGTGGTCGACGTCCACGTCCGGCTGCTCACCGTGGCCGAGCAGGACATGGCGCTGGCCAACGCGCGCACCTACGTCGAGCGGCTCCTGTCCAACTCCAAGAAGGAACAGGCCCTCGACTGGCGCCCCGAGGAACTGGAGCACAACGCGCGCATCACGGAGATCCTCGCCATCGCCTGCCGTGAGCCCGACGACCCAGCCAAGCCGTTCTTCGCTCACGGCGTCGTCGACGCGCGCCAGCACTGCACCCCGGAAGAACTCGGCGCGCTGGCCAACGTGTACGCCACCCTCGCCAGTTACAACCCGCACCTGCGGGACATGAGCGACGAGGACATCGAAGCCTTCCTCCGCGCCATCAAGGAGGGGGCGCTGGAAAGCCCTTTCTCCTACTGCTCGCGCGAAGTGCTGGAGACCCTGCTCGACTACTGCGCGAAGCACTGGGGCGAACCGGTAGCTACCTCGACTGGCCCTTTACCGACCTGCTCCTGGTCATCGGGATCAGCCGCGCCGTGGACGAGTTCGACCGGAAGTTCCGCAAGAAATAAATGGCCTCGACCGTCCAGATCAACTTCCGCATCGGTGGCATCGACGCCGTGCGCGACGCGCTCAACAGCATCAGCCGCGCCAGCACCCGGGCCATTCAGCAGGGGGTGCGCGAGGAACAGCGTGCCGGCCGTGAGCGTGTGGGTACGGCCAAGCAGACCGAAGCCGCCGTCGCCAGGGAGAAGCGCGCCGCCGAACGCGAGGTCGCCCGTGCGTTGCGTGAGCAACAGCGCGCCGAGCGCCGGATCAACACCGAGCGCGTGGCCGAAGAAAAGAAGATGGCCCGCGAGGTCGTGGCCGTCGTGCGCCAGGCCAACCGGGAGAAACTCGCCGCCGAGCGCGAGGTGGACCGGGAGCAGCGCCGGATCGCCAACCAGGCCCGCACCCGGGCAGAGCAGAGCGTGCGTGAGCGCCAGCGCCTCCTCGGCGGCATGGTGGGCGGGGCCGTCTCTGGCGCTGCCTCCGGGGTGCGTGCCGTGGGTCGCGGGGCCGGGTCGCTGCTCCGCGGCGGCATGGGCCTGGCGTCCACGCTGATGACCGGCGCCGGCATCGAGGCCGGCCTGGGCCGCGGCGTCCGCGTGGCCAGCGAACGCGCCACCCTGGCCACCGATCTCGTCAACGCCAGCGTGAGCGGCGAGAAGGGCGAGATGATGACCATGGTGGACCGGCAGAAGAAAGCCGCCGGTCTGACCAAGACCATGCAGGAGATCGGGTCCGCCACGGCGATGGACCCGACCGCGCTGCTGGAGGGCCTCGGAAAGTTCGTCGGCAAGACCGGCGACCTGGAGACCGGCGTGGCGTCGATGCGCGAACTTGCCATCATCGCCCGCGCCACCGGCTCCAGCGTCTCGGACGTGGCGAGCGCCGCAGGCGACGTGTCCGCCAACCTCGGCGACATGCCCAACAAGGGTAAGGTTGTGGCTCAGGTCATGCGCGTCTTCGCCGGCCAGGGGAAGCTCGGCGCCGTCGAGATCAAGGACCTGTCCAAGCAGATGGCCGGACTGGCTGCGCAAGCATCCATGTTTGGCACCGACTCCGAGACGGCCATGGCCAGCCTCGGGGCGCTGACGCAGGAGTCCCGACAACGCGGCGGCAGCAAGTCCGCGGCGCAGGCCGTGACCAGTTCCCAGGCGTTCGTCAACACGTTCAACAAGGGCCGCGCCGACGAGGCGTTCAAGTCCCTGGGCGTCCAGTACAAGGACGAGAAGGGGCTGCTGGACCCGGAGCAGATCATCACCAACGCGCTGCGCGCCACCGGCGGCGATAGCGTCAAGATGGGCAAGCTCTTCGCGGACGTCCGCGCCCGCAGCGCCACCCTCGGGTTCGAGTCGATCTACCGCAAGGCCGGTGGCGGCGAGGCCGGCATCAGCGCGGTCAAGGAGGAGTTCGCCAAACTCCGCGGCGCCACGCTCGGCAAGGGCGACGAGGCCGCGGCGTTCGCGGCGTCGATGGAGACTCCGGAGGCCAAGGCGCAGAAGTTCCAGCAGCGCATCGACGAACTCAGCATGCAGATGGCCGACAAGTTGATGCCGGCCATGCTCAAGTTCGTCCCGGTCGCCGAGAAGGGCGCCGACGTCCTGCTCAAGTTCGTCGACGCCGTGGCGCCCAACGCGGACCAGCTCGCCGCGTCGCTCGGCAACCTGGCGCCCCTGGCGGCCCGCGCCGCAGAGGCCCTGGCCAAGATCATCAGCATGGCATCCGGTAGCCCCGGGACCGCCGCCAGTTTGGTCGTCGGTGGCATGGTCGCCAAGGGCGTCATCGGCGCCGCCGCTGGCAACGCCGCGGTCCAGTCCGCCGTGGGCGCCGGGGTCGCTGGCGTCGGGGGCAAGTTGGCCACCGGCGCCGCCGGCCTGGCGTCGTCATCGGTGGGCGCAAGCATCGCCGCCGGCACCGTCGGGTTCGGGCTTACCTACGCCGGCCTCTCCTACGCCGACGACAAGAGCAAGGACAAGCGCGACCAGAGCCAGAAACTCATCAACGAGTCGGTCGGGCTCCGGTTCAAGATCGGGTCCGGCCAGGGCTCCGAGGCCGACGTGGCGCGGGCGCAGGCCCTCGTGGCGCAACTCGGCAAGGTCGGCGAGAACACGTCGGTGGTCGACAAGGTGCTCGGCAACTCCCGCGAGGACCAGGCCAAGGCGGCAGCGAGCGACCTGTCCGCCGCGCTGTCCAAGGCCACGATGAAACTGGACCCGAGCACGCAGGTCCAGATCGCGCCGGGCACAGAACTCACCGTGCGGGTCAGCAATGCCGGAGAGATCGCCGCCGCTGGGAACATTCAGCAGCCCAAGGCCCAGACCGAGTAGCCATGCCCATCGACCCGACGACGAAGCGCAGCGACCTGGACGTGCTGGCCACGACCAGCCTGGCGCAGTGGCGCGACGTGCCGTTCGTCTGCGGTCCGCTGTCCTTTGGCTTCGACCAGCAGCACGCGATCCACACCTACCCGGACCGGGACGCCGGCTACGTCGA